CTTTCCTGGTTCCGTGCCTTCTGATACCGCGTATTTATCCTGATACCGTGTTTTCCCGTATTTTTTGGCACTCCGAGGTGTTTTGATGGCGAGAAAGATGGCTGCGGAGGCGAAGGCTGCGTCTTTGGCTTCGACGGTATTGAAGGTTTTTAAGCAGTCTGGGATTGTCGGCGGGTTGGTTTTGCAGCCGACGGCGGAGATGCTGATTGCAGGCGCGGCGAAGTATGACGAGATTACGGGCTCAACGGGGCAGATTGGGTCCACGACGGCGGTTAGGCGGATATACGATGCGATGGTGAGTTCGACGTGATCGAGCTGTCGTATGAGCCGGACGGGGCGACGTTAACTAATTTTTTATTCGATGCTTCCCGGGTGAGGTTGATCCAGGGGCCTAGAGGTTCGGGGAAGTCCAATCTCTGCTGCTACACGCTCTTGCATGAGGCGTTACAGCAGCCGAAGGGTTTCGACGGGGTTCGGAGATCGAGGACGTATGTCATTCGTCGGACGTTCGACGAGTTGAAACGAACTACGGTTAAGACTTGGTTGCAGAATTTCCCGGAAGACAAGTTCGGTCGGTTCATTTGGTCCCGACCCTTCGAGCATCATATCCGGGTGGGGGATTTGGATTGGGAGGTAATTTTTTTATCCCTGGACGACCCCTCGGATTTGCAGAAATTGAAGTCGGCGGAAATCTCTTCTGCGTGGGTTAACGAGTTCGCGGAGATTTCCCGGGATGTCTTGGACGATCTTGAACCCTGCCTCGGTCGTTATCCCGACAAGAAAATGATGGATGGGGGCTGTCGTAGACCCTTCTTGATCGCGGATACGAACCCCGGCTCGGAACTGCACTGGTTTTCCGTCATGTCCGGTCAATCCGCCGTGCCTTCCGGTACGACCGAGGACAAACGGAGAGTCTACACCAAACCCCCTACTTGGTCGATTTTCATTCAACCCCCCGGGATGTTCGAACAATTCGATTCCGATGGGAAGGTAACCGGGTACATCACCAATCCGAAGGCGGAAAATCTCAAATGGCTGCCGAGGGGTTATTACGAAAACATGGTCCACGGCAAGCAGCGGTCGTGGGTTCGGAGGAATTGCTGTAATAAGCCCGCCTCCGAGGAAGCCGGGTCGCCTGTCTGGCCTGAGTTTCAGGAACACATCCACGTTGCTGCCAAGCCTCTACAGGCTATCGAAGGCCATACCCTAATGATCGGGGTTGACTTCGGTAGAACTCCCGCTGCGGTTATTGCCCAACGTGTCTTTGATCGCTGGCGAATCCTTAACGAACTCACGGCCCAGGATTGCGGGGCGAGGGAATTCGCCCGGAGACTGAAACGATTAATTGCCGAGGAATACCCTGGATTCAGTTTCAAGGCCTGGGGCGATCCCGCTGGTGAACATTTAGCCGAAGCCGACGACATATCACCCATGCTCATGTTCCGTGCCGAGGGTGTGCAAATATATCCTGCCGGCACGAACGATCCCGTCGTCAGGACAGGTGCGGTTCGGGAAGTGCTGACAAGATTAATAGATGCGGTCCCTCAATTTTCCCTCTCCCCATCCTGTGTTTTTCTCAAAGCCTCGATGTCCGGCGGTTATATGTACCCGGAACGCAAGGGCTCCGAGGTCATCTCTCCATTGAAAAACCAACACTCCCACATCGCAGATGCCCTTCAATACCTGATGATCGGCGGGGGTGAGGGCAGGGCGCTTTTGTCTAAAGGCGGGCCTCCAATGAAGGTCCGTACAATGCCGAAACCCAAGGGCATATTCCAACGCTATGCGAGGCGTAGATAACCCCGTCCTGTGCGGGTTTCATCGGTTTGAACGACTATAATCGAAACGAAAGGATTCCGCATGGGTTCATTTCTCGGCGCACCGAAGCCCCCACCCCAACAGGACAATTCCGCCATCATCGCCGCCCAACAGGCTGCGGAAGCAAAGGCGAAGAAAGAGGCCGACGACCTGAAAGCCAAGCAGGAAGAGGAAGAGCGCGCCTTCCGTACCGGACGAAGGGGCAGGCGTTCCCTTCTGGGTGTGGGTGGCGAAACCGGTTTCGGCTCGATCCTCGGCGGATAAATGGCCGACTACGGCAATCCTCAAACCGACGACGCGGAACTCAAACCCTTTCTGCGTAGGTACAAGCGCGCTTGCGAACGTCGTAAACTGAACGATACCATCATCGACGAGTGCTACGAATATGCCCTTCCGTTAAGGGAGCGTCCGTATTCCTCGAAGGACGACGGCGTTCCAGACCTAGATCGTCTCTTCGATTCTACCGCCCCCTCCGCTTTGCAAGACCTCGCCAGTCAGATGCTGGACGATGCATGGCCTGTCGATGCCAAACCCTTTGAACTCACGGCAGGACCGGAAATCCCCGAAGATCAACGGGATGAGTTGAACCGCAACCTCGCGGAGGTAACCGACGACATCATTACCACGGTCAACAATTCCAATTTCCGAAACGAGGCCCACGAATCCTTGATGGATTGGGCTATCGGAACAGGGTGTCTCCTTGCCGACGAAGGGGATTCAACCGAACCCGTAAGGTTTCGCGCGTCCGCGTTGACGGCAAACTATTTCGACACCGGCCCCTATGGGGATATCGATGCTCTATTCCGCCCGAAAAAGATAAAGGCCGGGAACCTGAAAACCGTTTTCGAGAACGGGAAATTCAGCAAGGAAATCGAGGACTGCATTCGGGAAAACCCGGATAAGGAAATCGAGGTCGTCGAATCCGCCATGCGGGATTGGAGCAAGAAAGGCTCCGAGGTCTGGAATACCTGTGCTTTCATGGCGAAGGAGGGTCAGGGCGGGCAGAAGATTCAATTCAGCACCGCAAAAGGAGAGGGCTCGAAACCCTTCCTCGATTTCTCGTTCACCCGTGTACCCGGTGAAATCATCGGCCGTGGTCCGGTGATGACCGCATTACCGGATATCAAAACCCTCAACTTGGTCAAACAACTCGTTCTGGAAAACGCCGATCTTGCCATTGCGGGAATCTGGCAGGCGCCGGATGACGGGGTGTTGAACTTCGACACCGTGCGGATCGAACCTCGCACCTTGATCCCGAAGGCTCCGGGGTCTGAAGGCATTACAAGGTTGGATATGGGAACGTCGGGATTCGATGTTTCCCAACTGGTCATTGCCGAACTTCAACAGCAGATCAACAAAATCCTGTTTGCGAACGATTTGGGGCCGACCGACAAAACCCCGATGTCGGCAACCGAGGTATTGGAGCGCGCTGCTATTCGTGCCCGGAGGTTCGCCGGTCCCTATAACCGCGTCCTCACTGAATTGCTGTTCCCGGTCGTTCGGAGGGTGGCCTATATCCGTCAGAAACAGGGCGCGTTCAAACTTCCGAAGATCGACGGCAAGACAATCAAGATCAAACCACTCGCTCCGATTACCCGCGCCCAGGCACAAGACGACATCCTTCGTCACGTCCGCTTGATCGAATTGCTGAACGGAACCGTTGGACCTCAGCAAACCGCCATCACAATCGACGCGGAAGAATTCTCCCGCTACCTCGCCCGCAAATTCTCTGCCGAACCGAAAGTTGTTCGGTCGAAGGTGGAGGCCCAACAACTTCAACAGGCCATCGCCGCGATGCAGGCCCTGGCCGCTTCTCAAGGAACGCCGCCCGGCCAATGAACTACGAACTAAACTTGGACGGCTACGCTGTCGTCAAGAACGCCATTCCCATGGATTGTCTAACAGGGTTATGGCTTTACGCCCGCGATCTCCTAAATATCCATTCCGGGTCCAACAGGGTCGATATCCTGAAGGCGATGGAGGAATTGGAAGCGGCCGACAAGAAGGCGTTTTATCGCTTTTGCAAGGAACTTCCCGAAACGCTCCCGGGAAAGAAAATCGCCGCGCTTCCAAAACTGTTGATGATCGCAACATGGGAAATCGAGGGCCCGGTGTACAACGCCGATTGCTCGGTATTCTTCAACAAAAAAGGCGTCGATCGGCTTCAATGCGATTGGCATTCCGAGGCGGATTACTTCGTCAATGGAAACGCGATCACTCTTTGGTTCCCCTGGCTGCATGAGGTCAATGAGGAAAACGGTACCATGATTATGACCAGGGGAAGCCACCTAAAGGAATTACATGAAACGAGGGAAGCCGTGCCGAACGGGTTAACTCAAATGCGGATACCGGAATCCGATTTGACCGAGTTCGAGAAAGTGCCGATGAATCTCAGGCTTGGTGACGCGGTATTGTTTCTCCGAAAGACGGTTCACCGAACCGGGGAGAACAAATCCGGTCATCCCAGGACATCGATTGTCGTCAGGTACACGGACAAAACCGGGAAATTCAATGACGGGTGGCAACGTGAACGTCACTAAACGGGTCACGGAAAAGATCGCCAACGCTCGGGGCCGCACTCTCGGCGCCGACGGGATCGAACGATCCATCGTCGAAGAAACCGAGTTGAACACGCTCGCCGCCCAGGTATTTCGGGAACCCAATGCAAAACTGTTCCTGTCCTACCTGAAGTCCATAACCATCAACAACCTTCAGGGATCGGGGGTTTCGGATAACGAACTCCGGCACATCGAAGGTCAACGCTACATCGTCGCTTTAATGGAACGGAGAATCGAAAATGGCAGACGAAGCGCCTAACCCGGCCCCCTCGGGGACACCCGCAGAAGGCACTCCAAATCCTGCACCCGTACAATCGGTAAAACCCGATTGGGCGCCGGACAAATTCTGGAACACGGAAAAGAACGAAGTAGACGTTCAAACCATGGCCCTGTCGTATCAGGATTTGTCCACTCGGTTCGCGAAGGGGAAAGAAGCCCTCAAGCCGGAAATCGAGAAGGAAATCTTCGCCAACCGACCGGAATCCCCGGATGCCTATACTGTAGAGATGCCAAAGGAAGGCCCCCTTCTGGAACGGCTGTCCAAGAGCAACCTTGTGATTACCGACAAGGTTCCCGAAACCCAGGAAGAGGGGAAGTATTACTACATATTCGACAAGCAGGGTCCGGTCTGGAATCTCGGCAAAACCCTGGCTCACAAAGCCGGGCTGTCGAACGATCAATTTTTGGAAATCGCCACGGCCTACGCCGAAGCGGAATTGGGGAAAACCACCGCCCAACGCGAAACCTTTACCAAGCAGATGGCCGAAGATCGCAAGGTTCTTGGCGACGACGCGGACAAGCGTATCGACTTCCTGAAGGGCAAGGTCCAGGCCCTGATCGGCTCGGATGGTGTCAAGGCCCTGGATATTGACTACATGACCTCCAAGGAAATACAGGCCGTTGAGGCATTGCTGGAAAAAACCGGCCAAGCCAAATTCGCCCCGGAAGATGCCGGTCAGGTATCCGGCGGGGATGATATCGCCGCGCTGGAAGCCGAAGCGCAAACCCTGATGTCGGTTTGGGATTACTACCAAAACAACAAAACCCAAGAACGTGTCAGGGCGATCATGGAGCGCGTCACTAAGGCGAAGAAGCGGAAATGATTCGCGCGCGGGATGAGGGGTACGAAACCGGCATCCTCGAACTTGTAGACAAGGCGGGGTGTTGTGTCCTTCGGGATAAGGAGGGGAATGCCAGACCCTTCCTGCCGAAGGAAATCCGTGGGTACGACGGCCGGGACCGGAGCGAACTCTACAAGCTCGGGTTCATTCCCGGTGCCTTGGTTCGGTTCGATCCTACCGGAAAGGGGGCTGAAAACGTGGTTGTTTTAACTCCATGTCCCTCTCCCGAACAGATCGCGGAACACGCGCCCAAGCCGAAAAGGTTCATTATCTAACCCCGTCCTGTGCTTTTTCGGGCCGTGTGTGGCAAAAAAAAAAAATGGCAGTCACAACCGAACAAACCCCATCCGAGTTTATATCCGATCCGTGGGTGTCCTTGGCGATCAAGGAAATCCAAGAGCAGTATGGCGATGTCGTCGCCGTAAAGTCCAAGACGCTGCGAAAATTCGGCCGAACCGCTAATGCAACGAGCGGAATCGTTACCGTTATGACTCTGCCCTCATCGGAGTTGAACGAAACCTTCCTTACGTCCAATAAGATTGATTATATTGTTTCGTCCAGCACCGGGGACGTTGGGACATTAAGCGTTGAGGGCCACTATTACGACGACGACAACAACCTAATTTTTAGGACACAAGACGTTACCTTGAACGGCCAAACTCCAGCCGCCCTTACAACCTCCCTTAGCCGTTGCTCGCGGATATATGTTGCGAATGGGACGTTTCAATCTCCCGCGTCCAATCTTGTGGGAAATATTTACGCCTATGCATCAACCAGCGTAACGGTCACGGCTGGCGTCCCGCAAACGGCATCGGCCGTAAAGTGTATGGTTGCCGCTGGGCAAAATCAGTCTGAAAAGTGCGCCACTTCGTTTAGCTATCAAGATTACTGCATTATCACCGGGGTATACGCCGGAATTTCAAAAGGAAATAGCAACGTCAATGTAGACATAGACATGGAATATAGGGCGCAGGGCGGCGTGTGGCGCCCGCTTGGGCTTGAAATGTCCCTTAGAACCGCGTCCCAAAGCACGTATAGCCAGCAGCTTGCTCCATACGCCATTGTTCCGCCCAATTCCGACCTTCGCATGGTTGCCACCTCCAGCGCCGACAACACCACGGTTTCCGGCCATTGGCAAAGCTTTCTGGCGATCAAGCAATCCTAACCACCCCCGTCCTGTGCGGTGTTTCGGACACCGTGATTTTATGCTCGCGAGATTCGACGCGACGGCCCCAACCATGTGCGGCTCGGCCCCGTAAGGGATACCCGATTCAAGCTGAAGGAGGGACACCCGGAAGCGACGACGGAAACATTCACCGTTGGAGTGAAAGGGAAAACCTATGGCAAACGATATTGATGACGCATTCGTAGTCCAGTATGAAACCGAAGCCAAACTCGCTTACCAGCGCCTTGGCCCGAAGTTTCGCGGCACTACGCGCACTTCGAGCGAAGTAAACGGCCGCTCGGTTGTGTTCCAGATCATCGGAAAGGGTGCTGCTACCACGAAGGGCCGCAACTCCGACGTTACCCCGATGAACCCGACGCACGACACGGCGACGGCAACCCTGGTCGATTACTACGGCCCGCAGTACATCGACAACCTGGACATGCTGAAAATCCGGCACGACGAACGCGGCGCCATGCAGCGCACCGCCGTTGCTGCCATCGGTCGCCAGGACGACGCGGCTCTCATTTCCACGTTGGAAGCCACTTCGAACACTTCGACGGCGCAGAACCTTTCGGCTATTTCCTCGACGAACGGTACCGTGACGGCGATCTTCTCCGACCACATCGGAAACCTCGGCGCGCGGGACGTATCCCTTGAAGATGGGATGCTTTACTCGGCCGTTTCGATCCAGGTCTGGGAAAAGATGCTGACCGTCGATCAGTTCGCTCGCGCGGAATACGTCGGGGCTACCCCCCTGGCGGGCAATCCGTGGGGCGGGCGCAAGTGGATGGGTTCGATGTGGAACTATCACACCGGCCTGACGCTTTCCGGCACGTCCCGCTACATCTCGTCCTGGCATTACGACGCCGTGGGCAAAGGTGTGGGGCTGGAATTGGGCGTTTCCATCGACCCGGTTCCGCAGAAGGACGCCATCCTGATCATGGCGAAGTCCAGCATTGGCTATGTCGCCATCGATGGTGACGGCCAACAGCGCCTGCTCGTCAACGAAGGCTCGTAAGGAGTACGGAACATGGCAGTTACAGCAACCAATCTCCACTGCACGAATGTCACCGGCCTTTACAAGGACTTCGTGTATGACTCGACCGGCGAGGCGATGGCTACCATCGTCGCGGCGGACTACTTCTCCGTCACGTCCCTCACGGGGAACATGTTGAAGTCCAACGACCGCGTGAAAATCATCGCGTCCGATGGTGTTGGCGTGTTCAAGGTCACGTCCAACGGCACCACGGCGGCGCTTGTGCCGGATGGTCTTATCAAAACCGTCACGGCGCATTCTTCGACCGCGACCACGCTGAACGGCTTCGGAACGAACCTGATCGCCACCACGCAATCGCTGACGTTCCTCGTCCCGGCTCCGGCCTCGGCGGGGGATATGGTGGTCTATCAGATCGACGCTTCCTCGACCGGCACGGCGATCTTGTCCAGCACGGGGGCGACCATTCTGGACGGAAACGGTTCGACCAACGGCGCCATTACTCTCGCGGGCAAGGGCGATGCGGTCATGCTCGAAGCGGTTTCGACCTCGATTTGGTCGCAACGCGCGGTCATGGGCACCGTGGACGGAACCTCGATCACCGCGAAGGTGTGGCAACCCTCGACCTAAAGGAACATCGTGTCAGACGAAAACGTTTCCTCCGCCGACTCCCCGGGGGCTCAGGCTCCCGGGGCTTTTTCCAAGAAAATCGCCATTGTCGGGACTGCTCCATCGTCCCGATCTTCAGCCCCCTTCCCCGATCCCGGCTGTCCGCTCGATCCGAACGAGTGGCAGATTTGGTGCATCGGGATGGACCCCTCCAAGGTTACTCCCGGTTTCCATCGGTGGTACGAAGTCCACGATCCGGCTTGGTTGCTGGACAAGGAAAACAACCCCGATTGGGCGCCGGATATTATCCGGCATGTAAGGTGGTTGGAAACCATGGCCGCCAAGGGCGCCGACGTTCGCCTTATGAAGCCCTCTCCATTGGTCCCGAGCGCCAAGGCGTTTATCGACCGTGAGGCCATCCTGGAGAAGTTTGGGCGCCATTGGATGACATCCTCGATTGCCTGGATGTTCGCTGAAGCAGTCATGGAAAACCCGGAAGCCATCGGTCTTTGGGGGGTCGATATGGCCCTGACCGAGGAATACGCCATGCAACGCGCGGGGTGTATGTTCTTCATCGACTACTGCGAAAAGAACGGCATTCCCCTCGTCGTGCCGGAACAATCGGATTTGTTCTTTGGAAATCCGATCTACCCAGATAACTGCGAATCCGCTGCTTACAAGAAGGCGATGGCCCGGAGGAAGGAAATCACCTTTCACCTGTCCCAGGGTCAGCAGATGGCGAAGCAGGGGGAATTGAAAACCGCGCACTCCATGGGGGCCGTTGAGGCTCACGATTGGTGGATGCGTACCATGGTCCAAAAACTCTAGGAGACATTATGCCTTTCTCGCACCGCAATAAAGAAGTCCTTGGCGGAGGGACGGCCGTTCGGCAGTTCGGCTATCGGTCCACGGATTCGATGGTGGCGACTTGCGAGCTGGATTACTTCAAACATTGGGGCGAACTACAGGTTAACGATTTCCTCTGGATTGTCTGTCCCGATGGGGCTTTCGTGGCGAACGTCAAGTCTCGTGGGCCGACTGTCTTGGGGATGCCGGAAAACCCGTTCGAGGTCCGCAAGGAGTTGGAAGAGGACGATATCAACGCTCTCCGTGCCAAGGTGAAGGAAAAGGGCCTGAACAGCTTCGGCAAGTCCAAGGAAGAACTGAAGGCAATGTTGGCCGCTTAATCCCCGTCCTGTGCGGGATTCCGGCCTTGGAGGCATTATCCCGCCATGGCGCAAAGCAAATTCGACATCTGTACTCGGGCACTTCAACGCATTGGTGCGAACAGCATCGATTCGTTCGATGACGGCATAACGGAATCCGACATCGCGGGCCAGGAATACTCCCCCCTTGTCGAGAATTTGCTGACCAATCACAGGTGGAAATTCGCCCGGAAGCGGGTGGCCCTCAATCACCTGATTGAAGAGCCGGTTATCGGGTGGACGGATTACTGGCAACTGCCGTCCGATCTTCTCGATCTTCATGGGGTGTTTATCTCGTCCAATGTCCCCATCGTTTACGAGCGGGATCAGGACAAGATCGCTTGCGACTACGACGAAAACCATACCCTTTATGCGGTCTACACCGCATCGTTCGCGGAGTCGTTCTGGCCCGCGTATTTTGTCGAGGTTGTGACCGAGGCATTGGAGGCGGTATTCTGGCGGGCCATCGTGCGAAACCCCGATCAAGCCAATCAGACGCGGGACCATCTTGAAAAGGTCACTCTTCCCAAGGCTAGAAATCTGGATTCCCAACAGCAAACGGCTAGGAAGTTCCCGCCGTCCAGGCTGAATGCCGTAAGGCGAATCTGACATGCCGACCAAGGTTCGGCAGGCGCAGACCTCCTTTCATCACGGGCAACTCAGCCCGCTGATGGCGGCTAGGTACGATAAAACATTTACGACGAACGGGGCGGAATCCCTATTGAACATGGCCCCCCTTGCTCAGGGGGGTATGAGGACTCGGCCGGAAACCCTCTACTTGAACACCATGGGGTCCACTTACGGGCTGTTGTTCCCGTTCGTGTTCTCCCCCTCCGAACGATACGCGATGCATGTCCGCGTAGGGGCAATCGATGTCTACGGCACCACGGGCCAGCTTTTGAATACGGTCACTGTCTCCGGGATCACTTCAGGGATGATCACGGAAAGAAAGCTGAATTGGGCGCATGACGGAAATACCATGATCCTCGCACATGAGGATTTGCAGCCCCAGGTGATTACTAGAACTGGTTCAACAACGTTCACTCAAGCCGCTTTTTCTTTTGAGGCCGAATCGACGGGGGCGGTGGCGGGGTATCCGATCTATCAGCCGTATTACAAATACGCCCCTTCATCGGTGACGGTTTCCGCGACGGCTACTTCAGGGGCGATCACCCTGACAACCTCGGATTCGTTTTTCACAACCGGGATGGTCGGGAACGTCATTCGGAAGGGCGGAAAGCAGATTCTGATTTCGACCGTCACATCGGGAACGATTTCATCGGGATCGATCAAGGAAACGCTTGCCTCCACGAATGCCACGGAAGATTGGGACGAACAGGCGTTCTCCACTTATCGAGGATGGCCAATCGATGTCACGTTCTTTCCTGACCGGCTTGTTTTCTGGGGCGCGAAGTCTCGTCCCTCTGGAATCTGGCTATCCAAGATCGGGGCCTATTACAATTTCGATGTCGGGTCCGGTAACGACGATGAAGCGATTTGGGAAGGCGTTGCCGGCGCAAGGGCTCGTTATGCCTGTCGCGGAAGGTTCCTGACTTTGTTCGGGGACAGGTCGTTTTACTACGTTCCCACATCGGCAACCTCTCCGCTTACTCCTGGGAACTTCGCGGTGCTGGAACAACAGCCCTACGGCGCTGCCCAAGTCAAACCTCGGATGTTCGACGAAGCGTTCATGTTCGTGCAGAACACTAATTCAGTAGCGAGGGAGGCGTTGTGGGAGGATACGCTACAGGCGTACTCCGCCCGCCCTGTCTCCCTGTTGGCGAACGATCTTGTCATCGGCGGGTCTACGTACTCCGCCCCCCTCGGTCTTGCTGTCTTGTACGGAAGAACAGGTTCGCCTGAACAATACGCGATGCTCTTGAAGTCGTCCGGGCAGATTTCGTGTTTCCACTCCGTCAGGGAAGAAAAACTCGCGTCGTGGACTCCATGGCAAACGGACGGAACGGTTGTCGCAATTACGGATTGCGATACCGATGTCTTTATGCTGACGGAAAGAGAATTGACCACAGGAACGGCAGTTCTGACGCTGGAGAAATTCTCCGACACGGCGGAAGCCATCGATTGTCAGATTCATCTCGATGCAGGAACGACTGCCGGAGCAAACACTTTCTCCGGCGCGACTCAGTATGTCGGTCAAACCGTATCGATTTGCTCCCAGGGTCATTATCTCGGCACCGCTACAGTATCCACATCTGGGGCGGTGACGATACCGGACGCTGATTTGACGACTACAGGGATCAGTGTCGGACTACCGTTTACCCAACAGATCAAACCGATGCCTGCACATTTTGATCTTCCCGATGGCACTTCCAAGGGCAAGGTCATGGGATTGGTCCGGGCTCACTTCCAAGTCGATAGGTCGGCGGGATTCACAGTATCCGGTCAGGACATATATCTCGATTTCGCGGGCGATGCGTTCGACGAAGCCGCCCCCACAAAGACTGGATTGTTGACGGCGTGGTTCAAGGGGTACGACGAAAACGCACAATGCACATTGAACATAACGACTCCTGCCAAGGTGACTGTTCTCGGGCTGACCCGGGAAGTCCAGGTGAACGAGTGAGGTTGCCATGGGAAGAATGCTAGTACCGGCTTTGGCGATTGGCGGCCTTGGGATTGCCACGGGCGGCTTCGGTCTGTTTGGCGCCGCTGGTGCCGCCGCGCCGGGTAGCGCCGCTGCCTTGTCCACCGCTGCTGGGGCCGGGTCTGGTGCCGCCGGTGCCATCGGTGCCGCCTCTGTCGGTGTTACTACAGCCGCGCCTGCCGCTAGTGGGTTCTTCGGTGGGCTTTCCGCGTCTCTGCCGTCATGGGCAACCGCTGGCAACGCTCTTTCGGCTCTCGGTGCCGTGTCCTCTCTGGCATCCGGTTATCAGGGGTACCAGGGCGCGGAGTTTCTACAGGCTCAGTACGAGGAAGAAGCCGCGAATGCAAAGACGGCTGCGGCTCAGGATGAACTGCAAAGACGCAGGCAGTTGAATTCCGTCCTTGCCAGTCAACGTGCCATCTTCGCGTCCCGTGGGGTTGAATTATTCGGTGGTAGTCAGCAAGCAATCCAGGCTCAGACGAAGAAAGAGGCCGAAGAAGATATCGAAACCTCGCGCACGAACTATCTCTCCCGTTCCCGTCGTTACGGCTTGGCGGCGAATCAAACCCAGATACAAGGTACCGGAGCCCTGTTGGGCGGTGTCGGCGGTGCGGCTAAATCTCTGTCGGGGGTCAAAGTCTAATGGCACGGCTTCCTGAAATCAAAGCCAAGGAACTGATACAGAACACCGGGGTCATCAAGCCCGCCGGGGCCGGGGAGGGCTTGGCTGCGGTTTCTAGTGCCTTGGCAAGCATAGGCGCGGAGTTTGGCAAGGAAGAACGGAAAGCCGCCATAACCAGGGCTTCTATCGAAGGCGACAACGCGGTCGGGTTGGACGAAGCCGGTAATATCACGGTCCAGCCGTTCGACACCTCGGGGGATGCGGGAAGGGCCAGGGCCGCGCGGGCGCAAGTCAAATACGAAAGTCTGTTCGAAACGCAGACCAGGGCTAGGGTTGCCGAACTGGTCGCGGGTCATCGGAACGATCCCGAGGCCTATTTGCGCGTAACGAACGGTTTCAAGGAAGGCACGCTTCAATCCGTTCCCGAACAATATCGTGGACGTGCGGAAGCGATTCTTCAGGGGGAAGTTAATAAGGGTTATACCACTCTGTTGACCAGCGCGACGGCGCAGAACGACCGCCTCTCCGCCGCGTCGTGGGATGCGAGCCTGAAGGCGAACATCGCCGATCTATCGACCCTTGCGTCTGCTGGACACTTCAACTCCCCGACCTACAACACAATAGCGGCTGAGTTCGAAAAGAAACTTCAAGACGGCATCGCTTCCGGTCTTATTGACAAAGACATGGCGCAGCAATACCGGACCCAGGTTGCCGACGAAGGCACGGGTCAGGCGCTGGCCAGGGATGCGTTCGTTTCCTATCAAAAAGCCGGTGGCGGTATCGAGGGCCGGAAGGCGGCGGAAAAACGGCTTAACGATCTAATCGACGATCCCAACCTGGGTATCGATCAATCCCGCCGGTTGCGTGTCGCGGAAATCGCCCGCGCGCGTATCTCCCGCGAAGAAGGTCTGCGAAACGACGAACTCCGCAAGATCAGGGACGAAGCCGAAGATATCGCCACCCGTCTCAATCTCGGCCGTCCGGTCGATCCCGCGAAGACGCTTACGCTCGCCAACCGCGCCGCCGCTTTAGGGGACGTTGGGTTTGCGAAGAAACTCCGGTATGGGCTGAATCTTCAGTCCGACGTTGCCGCCTTCGCCAAACTTCCGCTTAGGGACCAAACGACGACGCTACGCGAGGTCCAGGCCGAAGCCGACGATCCAAAATCCGGCGGTATGGGTGCCGTGCGGGCAAGGGCGTTCGAACAGGCGCACAACGCCAAAAGAATTGCGCTATCGAAGGATGCATTCGAATACGGCGCCAACGCGCACCGCGATCTTGTCGGGCCGGTGCAGGATTTGGATTTCTCGCAACCGGCGCAGTTGTCGGGTGCGCTTAAGGGGCGCGTGGTGCAAGCGGACA